GGTCACCAGTGATCAAAAACTTTCGTTAGAATGGGTAGTTGCCCGTTTACGGACTGTGGGCAAATGATGCGAGTGAAATAAATTTCAGCGCGTCTTGAGCCGCATGCCGGTATTAGGCTCTTATAGGGTCAACGCAAGCCTCCGGCACGGCCTCTGGGTATGACTTTGCGCTCTGCGAGCGTTTTCGCCGCAGGCAAACCCGTTGACGGAAGGCCGGCGGAACCAAAGAGAGACATCTGCTAAAAGCAGATGTCTCTCTTTTTT